TTTTCATCATAGAACGCATGGTAAACGGATTGCGTCACGCCGTAATACATATCGTCAATCACATACCTTTTGTTCGGCTGAACTTCGATATAGTCTGAATGATAGAAATTGCTTGAACTGGATTCCGTTCCGCTACTGTTGATATACTTGCCTTGTGTTTCCCCTTCGCGGGTAAAAATGTTCTCCGATTCAAATGAAAACGGCACGGTCACTTCATCCGCTTTCGTCGGTTCATATGGCGAACGCTCCATCGTAAGGCGTGCGTACTGTTTGTCGCCACGCATGAAACGCTGTTTACTGTCTGCGCTTATAGGGATCATATTTACCTCCTACCGTTCGATAATGTTGAACGCGACATTCGACCACAAGCCTAATCTTGCGTTATACGCGGGGACAGCCCTGTCGCCCACGTAAAAAACCTTTGTTAAGTAAGCGCCAGCCAGCAGGTCAAGATAGCAAATCTCAATATATTCATCGTTAAATGCGTTCATAATCGCGCTTGCGTCGTCCGTGGAAATGTTGTTCCACGCCAGTTGGATTGTTACCTTTTGTGCGATCCGCTTTTTGTGCATCAGCGCGTCCTCGGTCCGTCCGGCGTCGGCAGCGGAAACGTCCTTCAAGTTGTAATTGTATACGGAAGGCGAACGGACGTACTGCCCGCCCACCAATTCAAGAGGATTGTATTCGTCATAACTATATGCCATATTAGCCTCCTATCGGGACAACTGTACGTCCGCTTCTTCTGTTCTGTCGCTCTAAACCGCTTGTGATGCTATCCGCCGTAATGTTTGCAACAACCGTTGTGTCTTTGTCACTTATACGCTGCAACAAGGAAACGGCCTGCGCCAGATAGTAATTGCCTTCTGCGTTCGCGTTTTCCGTTGCGGTCTGGATGCTGCGCACAATCTGATCGTTGTTTGCAACCTGCGTTTTGTGGCCGACCTGCGCCACAATCTCCGGTCCGCTTTCGCGTGCAAGGAAAAGTGTTCCCGTTTCCGGCGTACCGCCACTCGCAAACAATTTGATTCCCGTCAAGCTGGAAATAGCCTTGCTTAATTTGTCGGTCACTTCGTTTGTCATATTCTTTACAACGGCACGCCCGTAATCAACTTGCTGATACAATCCGGCGTTAGGCGAACCATACGGAAGGCTGCCAGTAAAGTTGTAAGCGTTTTGATGCGCGCTCTGAATTTGATCGTTCATCTTGTCCAGCTCGCCGCTTACCTTCTTTTGGAAGGTATCCCATTCCGTTGAATCAACGCTTGTGTGGAAATTGATGCGTATATCGTGGAAGTCCATAAGGGCATAACCCCATTCTATCATCCAATTATGAACTTTATCAAAGTATCCTTTGGCACTCTGCACGATAATGCCCCATCCATCTTTTACGCTATTTTCAAATTCGACAATGTCCTCCGCGAGTAATTCAAGCCCAAGTCCAATGTCGATTTTTGAAAACTTTTCGTTTATCCAGCCGACAACAACATCAATTTTCGGGCCAAGTTTTTCCATAAGGCGGTCCGCCCAATCACGAATACCGCCGATATTATTTTCGTACAGCCAGTTGCCAAGCGTCCACCCGCCAAACGCCGCAAGTAAAACAGCGGTAAACTTTCCGAGAAGTCCGGTTGAAGAACCTATACCGAAAAGGCCATCAAACGCGCCGCCAAGTTTAAGGGCAAAAAGTGTAGCTGCGCCGCCAGCGAATACGCCAAATTTTGTTTTCCCGACGCCAAAAATCTGATCCCAAACACCGGACATTCCTTCGGTTGCCACTTCTTCAAACATTTTGCTGTAATCCAGCATGTCCGCGGCAGCTCCGCGCGCGCCCTTTGTGGCGTCGTCCAGACGGTTGATTTCGTCGAAGCCGAGAAGCGTTGCACGAAGTGCCTTCGCTGATCCGCTTGCGCCGTCCATTGCTTCCGCATATTCTTTCGGGTACTTTAACGCCTTTGTCCATGTCGCCGCGCCGGAAATTGTTGCAATCGTTTCCGTGATAATGTTAAGAAGATCAACAAACTTATCTACAATAATATCAATCGCAGGCGCAAGCGCGTTGACAATAGGCGCAACCAAAGCACCAAGAGAATTTTTCAAGTACAACGCGGACGTCGAAAGCGTGTCCATAGACTTCTTGAACGTGCCGTCAATCAACGTGCTGTACTGATACATGTTCTGTATGCCTTCTCTAAAACCCTGTGTAATGGATTTCAAAACCCACCGGATAGCACGGTAAACGGCAATTCGTTTTAACGAAGCAAGGAAGTTGTGGAAACGTTCGGTAATGCTTGCCACACGCTGCCCCAATCGTCCAAGTGCGCTTCCCGTTTCTGCGCTTTCGGTTGCCTGTTCGTCCATTGCTTCGGTTGTGTTGTCGATTGCATTTGAAACAACTTCTTCGGATTTTGCGACATCCGGAAGCGTAGTTGTTGCCAAGCCAGCCGCACTTGACGCGGCAGCTTTGAAGGATGCGTTGGCGGATTCCAGACTTGCCGTTCCGATCATCTTCAACGATTCCGCTATGTCGTGCAGCTTCCATGCGTCAACCTTTGTCAGCGATTCCAGACTGATACCAAGACGCATGATATTTTCGCATAAGGACTTCGTTATTCCCGTTCCCTTAAAATTCTGTAAGGCCCATGCGGTATTTGCGACCTTGCCGGACGCGTTCGCTATGCGCTGTAAACCGTCCGCGTCAACCGTCGTAAGATTTCGCAAGCTGGCAGCAAACAGATTTACGTTTTCGGCGGTTTTCTGCGTAATTCCAGTGCCTTTTACGCCCTGCAATGCGGCCATTGCTTCGCTTATCTTTTGCAAGGAAGCGGCAAATTCCGGACTGATGCCAGCATTCGCAACATCACGTATGCGCAGCATCTTATCGGAAAGTGCTTCCAATCGCTGTTCGGCTTTTGCGGTATCGGCTTTTACACCTATGCTAATCTGTGTAATAGTACCATCAGCCATTGTTTTCTCCTTCCTTCGCTTTTGCTTCTCTTTCCGCGCGGATTCGGTTTGCCCGCTGTACCCACGCTTTGAATTTTGCCTGTGTTTCTTTGTCCTTCTTTTCCGTGTCCCGCTTTTCCCGTGCTTCCTGTTCTTCCTTATCCAGCGGGTAAGGTTCTTTCAGATACGGGATTGCCTTTGGATTCTTCAACAAGTCGCGGAACAACGGGGAAACGTCAATCAGTGCCTCGTAGAAGTACATGCCCTGCATCCACATTTCCGTATTCCGCTGCTCTTTGCGCTGCTTTTCCCGCAGGCGGAACGCTTTACGGAAAGCAATAATCATGTCCGGATCGCCGTCCCAATACTGTTCGTAGGTAAGGCCCATTGCCATATAGTCCGGACATAGCTTGTCAAGTATTTCGTGATACGATAAAGGGGAGGCTGTGTTGTCCTCCCCCTTGTCCTGTGACGGGAAGCGGCCTTCTAAACCACTTCCCAAGTCGCGTTTTTTCCGTTTTCTTCCGGTTCATCGAGGACTGCTTCAACGGGTTTCTGATACATCTTAACCAACTGTCCGACAAGAGCTTCCTTCCCCTTAATAGTTTTCCAAATCTGGTCTGTCATTTCCGGCGTAATGCCTTTATGATGAACATAGAATGCGCCGTGGAACAATGCAGGGATGCCGATAATCGGTCTTTCCCACACGTCCTCAATCTTAAATCCGTTTTCTGACATTCTTCTTACGGACCTATTGTTAAAAGCAAGCGTCCAGTCCTTGCCTTCGTCAGTTGTAATCTTAATCTGATCTGCCATTGAATTATCCCTCTTTTCTATGATTTATCGAAAGTTTACGAAGCTGCTTCTACAATAACCGTGCAGGTATCGTTGTATGTTACGCCGTCAACGGTAATTGCTGCGGTAACAATCGTGTTGCCCACGCCCTTGCCTTCTACCACGCCGCCGCTTGTTACGGTTGCAACAGCAACGGTTGCGGCAGTCCAAGTGATCGTTTCGTCGTCCGGCGAAGTAACAGCATGCAGGCGAACCGTGCTGCCGTTCTTAACGTGGATAACGTGGGTGTTAAGCGTTACAAACGGAACACCGGAATTGCCTTCGGTTTCCTTGATAACGGTAGTAGGCGCAATCGTAATTGTCATGTTCTGAACTTCGTTTACGCCGCCGCCCGTCTTTGTTACGGTAATATAGCCCTTGAACTCAAACTTGCCGTCAACGCCCGTCGGGGTTGCTACTTCGTTTACAACGTCAGCACCAAGCCAAACGGCGAAGAACTGTTCGCTGTTCTCCAGTGCCTTGATCTTCGAGAAGTCCGCAAGAGTGTAATTCGCGGTAAAGGTCATGCTTTCGGTTTCCTGTATACCAAGAACGTAAACCCGCGCGCTGTCCGACATGGTAGTCGCATCCAGCATCTCCGGAACGCCGCCCAAATCGGGATAGTCTTTGACCGGAACAAGGTTCTCATAGGTAACAGCAGAACCCGTGTCAGTACCAATCATAAGAAAAGTCTTATATGTGCTGATTGCCATACTGATTTTTACCTCCTGTAAATAGTATTGTTTTTGTCGACAACAGCGCGGTATCGGGCAACAAGCCTGTACTTTGTCCCGTTGTCATAAGATAGAGCAGTTTTCGACATGCGGAGAAACCCGACAAGTATCATCTGTTCGTCCAGAACGTCCAGAATTTCTTTTGCCCGCTGCTTCTTCCCGCTTACGTCGTTCGTAAAGACGTTTATTTCGTACCCGATAGCGGCGTGATTTTCGTTCGATCTGCTGTCCGAAGTAGAACCGTAAGAAGCGTTCTCAATTTCTTCAATGCAGACTGTCGGAAACGTTGCAGGGTTAAGGTTTGTCACGCTTTCCAACGCAGCCGTGATGTTCGCTCCAGCAAGGGTATTATGTGCCAGCGTTATGATTTCATTTTCAATGTCAATCATCGGTTAAATACCTCCTTTGCTATCGCCAATATCCGGCTTTTGTCAGATACCGTCATTGCGGCCATATACATAGCGCGCGCTGGCGGGTTTCCGTGTGTCAGAACAACGGTCTTGCCGTTCTTCTTTTTAACCTCAATGCCTTCGTTTCCTGCTTCCCCGTAAAATCCCCATGTATCGGAAGCACCTTTGCCCTGTCCGTAATTTCCACGTCGTTCCATTCCGATTGTTGAATACGGATCGCCGCCATCCCCTGCAATGTCTGTGGGATATTGTTCGCCGTAAAACGTACCAGAACCAAATTCAATGAATGCCACGGAATCGCCGGAGGCCGTCAGATAAAGGGTATCGCCTTCCCAATACGGAAATTCAACCTGCACGTCGTTTGTTCCGGCGTATATCGCCGTATGGAACAAATCGTCGGCCACGCTGTAACCTTCCTGCATGAGTATTTCCAAGAACTGTTTTACCTTATACGGCAGCGTGTTCTTTAGCGTGTCTACTAACGCCGTAGCGTTTTGTATTCCCTTTACCTTAAAACTAAACATTCGTCTTTACCTTTGAAACGGCATACGAAACGAAGTTAAGCGATTTTGCCTTGCGCGTCACAACATAGTCGTAAATGGGAGATATGATTTCCGAACTGCGTTCGTTGGGTGCTATGTCGATTGCCAAAACAGTGTACTCGTCGATTTCACAATTTACGTCGTCAAGTACAATCACTCTATCGTACTGAATGTCGTTTCCAAACATTTCCGCTGAACCTTCGCCCTTCGCAGGAGAAATGTTTGCGCGGCAGGGTTTCCACGGGGAATACATCGGTCTGTGTTCCCCCGTGTTTCTACCCTGTGCGTCGATGATTTCTTCTTTTCCGAGGAAGGTTGCGTAATAAAATTGTGTCTTGTTACGTTCAAGTGTCCTCATTCCGGATCGCCCCCAGACGGTATCTTTGCATACGGCAGAATATCACGAAGCATTGCAGCCGGAACGGAAGAACTGTCGTAGTGTCTGTCCGTCCCGTTTTCAATGTGGATTGTTTCGCCTTCTGCGCCGCGCTTGTTTACCAGATACACGGCAATTTCGATCTGCCTATTCTGATATTTCGCAGGGACTTCTTTTATATCGTCGCGGAACGGATAACATTTGTTAATGATTGCCGAACCCGCGTCCTCCAGATATGAGGCAAGTAAGGCGGTATCTTGTTCGCCCGTCCGTGCCTGTAAGCGTGCAAGCATCTGTTCAGTTGTCATTATACCGCCCTCCGTTATCACTTCTTCTTTGTTTCCTTCTTTTCGTCGGAACTTTCTTTAACGGGCTTCTCGCCCTTCTTTACAACTTTGTTTACTATGATAGACATATTCTACTCCGTTCCCAGAATAAGGCCGGAAAGGTCAAATTCCTGTTTCTTTGTGCCGTACCCTTCGCCCGTCTGCTTAATAATAAGTTTCTGGGTTGCGGGATCAGTAATCTTGAATACGCCGTTGCGGTCCGTGTCCTCGATACACTCAATAAGTCCGCTGCCTTCGGACGGGTTAAGTCCTACGTACAACTTCGTTGCGTGCTGGTCCGGATTAGTCCACTTCATAGCAAGGAAATATCCCTCGCCCCAATCCGTTACAAGCTGTCCGCTTGTAAGTTTGGTAAGCGTACCAGTGATCTTGTTCGTGGTAGCGTTTACTGCAACGTTATCCTGCATCTGTGCTGCGGTTGTTCCCCAGAAGTCGTCCGTGCCACTCGCAGGGGAGAGAGTGACACCCGTTAAGGGTTTATTGTGCCTACTACGACGCCTGCTTCGTACTCAACGAGCAGCTTAATACCAGACATAACAAGGGATTCGATCTGTGCGCGCTCGGTATTCTCGATACCGGAATTGATACCAACGTAACCCGTTACGTCGGAAGTCAGCTTGAAAGCGCGTGCTACTTCGCCGCCCATCGGCAGGAAGTACAGAATAAGGTTGTCAACAGCCGTGCTGTAAACAGTGCCCTTCTCAACCTGCGAAGAAAGAATTACGCGGCCAAGTCCGAGGAAG